TTCATACCCTCATCACGTAATTTTCTAAACTCAGAGTAATTGTAATTGTTTTCTATAATATTCACAAAGTCTCTGACGCTATCACATTTATTGTCGTACACCTTTACACCGAAATCAGCCTTAGCGTTGTCTAACGGTTTCATATTAGGCTTCTTTAGGTCAAATGTACGTATTCCGAAAAGATTGTTACCCTCTATGGTAAATCTAGAAGTACCCCAGCCACTCTCTAGAGCTGCAATACCTATTATTAGTTTATTAGGTATTTGTACTGTGTGGTCAATTTCATTAATACAGCCTTGTACCATATCAATAAATTCCTTCTTTCTATCACTAGCATAACTAGTAGTTCCATATAGAATAGCAAATAGTATTACTAATAGTAATCTCATAGTTCTCCTTATATACTTATAGGGACTTTAACCCCTCTGGTTCTAATAGGGGTACTATTAAAACCACCTGCGTTTACTTACCTTTTTACCTGTAGCATTTTGCATAAACTTATCTAAGTCTTTCTCTAATAAGGCGTCTTTGTGTTCTTTGTATGACAATATTTGGTCTCTATCCATTCGTTCTGTCCAATAAGCAACAGCGATAGATAAGGCGTCCAAGGCGTCATCATGCTTGATTGCACCCTTGTCCCTGGTTATCCTTGTCATCTGTTTAAACAACTGGTGGTCTATAGGTAATCGGAAATCTTCTCTAATCAATTCCTGAGAAACTACAAGCCTGTGTTGGTTCATAACAGGTTCAAGAGTATCAATTATTCTTAACTCTTTCTGTTTAGAATGTCTGACCTCTTCTATTGAACAATTATGAATCTTAGCCATTATAGGTTTTAATAAAGCTGTAGCCATACCATCACCAAAGTTGCTCTCAATGACCACATAATTAACATCTTGCTGTTTTGCGATAGTTGATAGCCTTTCGAGTGTAATGTCGCTATAACCACCCTCTAAAGCCCCACAATCGGTCAAATAGAGCATACCATGTAACATTTTGACTACTGCATAGCCTGTACGGTCTGCACCTCTTCCTGAAGGGTCTATGGACATCACAGAGCCTTCAAATTTAGTATATTCAGGACTCATGTACATAGGGGCTACCCAATAGTCCCCTTTAAGCCCTACGTTAGGTAATTCACTATCTATAGCCTTTATTTGGTCAGTTCCACTAGCCCATTGTATTTTGGCTGGTGCTTCTTTCCAAGACTCTAATCCTGAGACACACATTAAGTCATTAATCTTTAATGGGTATTTCTCTAAATCAGATAATGTCGTATCTAACATGAACTGTAGTTGGAAACCACTACGACCATAAGACGCTTCACGTTCCATTAAGTCTACTTCATCAAATCTTTTTGGGTCAGTAGGCTTACCCTTAATCTTAGGGTCTTCTTTAATTTGTTGTCTAATAACAGGGGCAAGTTTTTCCCCTAAGTTAACTGTTTGTATATCTGTAGGATATAACGCTGTCCATATTCTAGTCTTAAATCCTCTTTCCTCTAAGTCATTGTATAATGACATTTCGGTTTGAGGTGTACCTAAGAATATAATACGACCAACATCAGGTTTAATAATTGCGTCAAACTCTTTGACTGTTTCACTAAGCCTGTCTCTCATTAATTGTGTCTGAGAGTTGTTAGCTGACTCTACGTCATCTGCAATAATTAAATCTGCACGTGAACCTGTGAGCTGCGAAGTTATACCTAAAGATTTAACTGAAGGTGCGTGTGAAGCTCTTGCAGGTGCGACATCAAACGATATTTTAGAATGTCTTTGGTCATCTCTTGGTTTTAAATGCTCTAAGATTGGCATTTCTGAGATTAACCTTTGTGTAAACGTACTAAAATCATCTGCTCTGTTTTTACTTGCTGATACCACTAGAATATTTCTTTGTGGGTTCATAAGTAGTTGGTGGCAAACGAATGCACTAGTTATCCAACTCTTTCCTACTCCTCTAAAAGCTTCAATAACTAATCTTCTATTATCTGATTGTAGAAAATCTGCTATATCATATTGTATGGGAGTTGGGGAAGGAAGGGCTAGATGTTGCCAAGCTAAGTATAAAAAGTTTTTAAAGTTTTTTACACTTGGCTCTGTTTGTTTTGTAATTTTTTTAACCATAATTAAACCAATTGTAAGCTGCGTATAGCGATAATGTTAAATACATTAGTTCCATACATTTGCGTGGTAAGTCTTTATCTTGATGAGACGCATAAACCCAAATCATAGTTGAGATACTTGCTAGAATCCAACCAATCCATTGATAGTTGATGTTCGTACTCGACAGGATTAATACCGATACAAATGCTAAACTAAAACCTATCCATCTAAAGTTACTTTTCATCAAATGGTAAGTCGTCTGTGATAGTCTGTTTAGGTTCTTCATCTATTTCTACTCCGTATGTTTTACACGTGTCTAAACAAACTTTTAGTTCACTAGCTGTTAGCTTTTCACCACTCGTAAGCATTTCGTAAGCTTTATCTACTAAAAGTTTAGGTAAACTCTTAATCTTTGCTTCGTAAGAATTAACTTTAGGATTACTCATTATATCGCTGCTATGATTATAGCAACAACACCTATAGCAATTGCTATACTTAATTTCTTGTTATTCTCGATAAATATTTTTGCTTTATTTATCCAAGTTGTAGGCGTATTTCCGAATATTATCATTTTATCTCCTTTATTTTAATATGAGTTTTTTGATATGTTTTTTGTCTAGGTATATCTCAATTTCTGCTTTTGATTTTAAGCATTCATACCTTACGTTACTGCCACTCTTTAATTGTCTCATTGCAACTCTTTTACCTTTAAGGCAGTCGGACATAGAAGCCTGTATTCTATGTTCTTGAATTTCATTGTTAACAATCATAAGTAAAGCTACAACAGTCTCTATCATTGGTAACTTCCCTTTCCGTTTTCTCTAACTTTGTCTTTTAATTTTTCAATATCATTCAAAGCTTTTTCTAATTGTTTTTGTGTAAATTCTATATTTACTTTATTTGTCATATTTTGCTCTTGAGTAACTTGTAATTTCTCAACAGTTTTATATAACTCTTCTAATAATAAAAATTGTTCCTGGTCTGTAGTGGTTTGTTCAGATTTTTTCAATAGGTCAGCATTCATTAATTCTCTAGAAGTCTCTAGAGACGTTAACCTAGCCGTAATATCCGACCACGCTAACATACCCATTGCTACAGCAATAATTATTCCTACCATATTTTTGATAGGCATAGCTACTGATGTATTTTCTGATACTTTCATTATTTCCTTTTCATTAAGTCTACACCTTTAAGACCATAAATTGAGCCAACTACTCCTATGAATAATCCTTGATACCAGAATGGCATATTAGAAAAATATTCAAAGAATATGTCTAGTTTAGCACGAATGTCAGGGTCGTCAGAGAAAACAGAGTAAGCCAATAGAATAATAGGAACGGATATAAGAACCAATACGAACTCATCTTTCCAACCATTATCGTTACTTGCAATAATAGCTTTCTTATATTCGACTTCACCGTTTACCATTCTTTCTACATGATTTCTCTCAGCTTTAGCTTCAAGTTGTTTTGTTTCTCTTCTTGTTTGGTATATATTTGCTGCTGTTTTTACACCAAACGTTAATAAATTAAATATTGACATGATTTGTCTCCTCTTTTACGCATTGTAAATAAATTGATATTCTTCGTTGTTTAAAATCTTGGTCTATATATTCTGAGATTTCAGTAATCGATTGATTACAGGATTGAATTGTTGCAATAGGTTTTGTCATTGGTAACCAACCTTGCATACATAAGTTTTGTTCACCTATACCAACCGAAAGAAAACATACGGTGGCTAGAATTTTGAACATTTAAACCACCATTAGATTCTTTATTACTATTACTAGTTGTCCAAATACCATAACACCAACAGTCCACATTACTCTATTTAAAGTATTAATTTTTTGGTCTAAGTGAACTAAATGATTATCTTTAATTACATTTATCGTCTGATTCATAAGTTTTATATCACCTTTAATCTTTTCGATTTCTATATTTAGTTCGTTGGTGTCTTTCATTATTATAAGACTATTGTATCTGCTTCGTCTTCAGTTAATGGCTCTCCTGCAATTAACTTTGCTTTTGCACTAGCTTTGTTAGTAGCTTTTTGAGCTTCTGACGCATCTCTATCAGTTTTTTCTTGTGCTGATTTAGCTACATCTGTATCAAATTGAGTTTGTTCTTCAGGTGTAAAATCAACAACTTCTTCAACACCAGTTTGTGCATCTATTATATGTTTTTTACTCATTATTTCTTAATCCCCCATATTGTAAATTGTGTTCCACTTAAAAAGTTTGCAGAAGCTGTTGGTGCAAATACTTGAATACCTACTGGTGCAGTTGTGCTTTCATATTCAAAACTTGCATAGTAAGAAAAGTT